CCTCCATCAAATCCATGTTGAGGTGTGATTACACGATAATCCCCATTTTCATCAAAGAGTAACTTGAACTCTTTTTCAAGATTAGTCTCAGACATGTCAACTAATTCTTTGAACTGGATTTCATCATTGTCAAAATCCTCTATGACTAATCCATCATTCATATACTTCTTTACATTTTTCGCTAAGATCACTTTGTCCGTACGTTTGATCTCTTCCAAATACGTAGTAGGAAATTCAAACTCAGATTTCAAAATACAGTCGAACGGTCTCCCTACTTGAATGGGTGGTAACTGATTGTTATCTCCTACCAAAATTAACTTCGTCTTGTGCTCTATGAAAATATCAATCAGTTTTGTGAATAAATCAAAGGGGATCATCGACGACTCATCTATTACAAATACTGCAAATGGATTTTCGTAAGTATCATCCATTGTCTTGAATACCTCTTCTTGTGCAGTGGGGTCCTTTTGTCGTTTTTTCTTACTTCTGTAGATCATCCATTCTGGATAAATAATATACAAAAACCGATGTATTGTTCCCGCAAACTTATCGTCTGTTTTTTTACATTTTACCTTCAAATCTTTTATTGCCTTTCCAGTAGGTGCTAGCAACCACACATATTGACCGTTGTCATTATAATAATCAACGATTTCTTTTACAATTGTTGATTTCCCCGTACCAGGATATCCAGTAATCAAACTAAATTTATATTGAATTGCTTTCAAAACTGCTAGTTTTTGATCGCTTGTTAGATGCTGCGCCAATGACGAAGACAAATCTGTATTCAATTGATCATCTTCGTAAAAATGTTCAATCAACTTATCACCTGTTTCTTTTTCCAAGTCTATAAATTTTTGCATTGAATAATAAATTGTATTGTTGTAGTTAATTTTCACAAATAAGTTTTGGATTTCGGATACTGAAATCTTGTATTTTTTCCAATCGAAATCATTCAACTCTCTGTCAATGCGATATTTAGATATGTAATATTGGCCAATTTTTTTCAAAAAACAATAATATATCCACGCATACATTATGTTACTTTTTGCATTTATAACTTTCTCGTAATAGTTTTCTAATGTTCCCATTTTTTTGATTTTTGTATCTACAATAAGCATAACCTGTTCAAATGTCAATAGTTGCTTATCTTCGTTCAAAAAATTAAAAGGATTTACTGTTATTTGTGACAAATGACAATCGTTATCTTTGTCATACTTTGTATCTTGTAATATATTTCGTATGTTTTTTAGTGTTAGTTTTTGCTTCACCAAACCTCCTATCAAATCATTAAACTCTTTCTTTGTTTCTGGATACTTTTTTTTTGGATACTTCTTACCATCAGCAGAGTCCCGTACATAATATGAAAGTTTTTGTGATTTATCATATAAATCTTCTATTTTAGGATCTTTGAATTTAAAAGACGTGTCAGGTGAAACTAGTTCTACATTTATAGTTTTTGTAGGTGTATCTATCTCTACCTGTTTACTCATATAGCTTGTATAGTACGCGTTTTCTTTTTAATCAATTTTTATAAACTTAAATACATATAACAAACTATAGATATGACTATGAATATTAATACAAATATTAATACAAATATTAATACAAATAATAATATGAATTACAAATTATATGAAAATGTCTTTAGTGATGCGCAAATTCAGAATATACTTGGAAGAATAGACGAATCCAGATACCACGATGGTATGGTAGGCGGAACACGTGTAAATTTAAAACAAAAAAAGCGCAAAGATCTCTTCATTAATGATGTAAAACTGCTTTCTACTATTGATGAAATATTGTATTCTTCTTTGTATACTGATGTAGCAAACAACTTTTGCGATATTAAGTTTCGCGAAAAGTGGAAAGTAGGCAAATACATCGGCAACGATAACGCCTTTTACAGGATGCATCGGGATGATTCTGATGAAACGAGGTATCGCAAGGTTTCTATGATTGTCGCATTATCAGATCCAAATGATTACGAAGGTGGTGAGTTTTGTTTTGATTCTTTGAAAGAAGAATTCAAAATACCCAAAGGTAGTGTCTTGGTCTTCAAATCATCTTTATTTCATCACGTTAATATGATTACGAGTGGGTTGCGAATAGTATTGGTTTCATTTTTCTTCGATAGTCACGGTCTTTCGATCAGAAAACAATTCGTGCAATCCACTTCTCCTTTGACATACAAACCTATTATAAACTCATTTCAATTGAACTACGACGATGTAGAACAGGTCATGAATAAAATAGTTCCCCTTAAAAACTATCCACACGATATTGATTACTCAGACAAAGGCGACAAGCATTCATGGACTGATGCCAGTGATTATTGGTACGAAGACAACAACGGAGAAACCCTATTAGTAACTTTCGCTGGTATGGGGTGGAAAAACTCCATTCCTACATTCATTTTCCACAACTTTTTAAAACACTACAATAATATTGACAAACTCTTTATGCGTGATATAAATTGCAGGTACTACATGACTGGGCTCAAAAGTACCACCAATTCTTTAGAAGAAACATTGGCATTGGTCAAAGAAATTATTGATAAAAAGAAGTATAAAAGAATTATCGGTTTAGGGTGCTCAGCCGGAGGCTTTGCAGCCATTCTTTATGGTCATTTGCTTAATTTTGATAAGGTACTCGCTTTTTCCCCCCAAACCGTACTAAATCACAAGAAAACATTGCTTATCGGCGACAAGTATAATGCACCTAAAACATGCGAATGGTTATACGAACGAACGAAACAAAGTAATTCGCCGACTACTGACTTGTATAAAAAATCACTCGATTTGAATAATATGAAACCATTCAACTGCAGTGTGGATGTGCATTATTCAATATCAGCCAATATGGGCACCGACAAGCTACACGCCATGTACATTGAAGATGACGATAAATGCCAGATTATCGAACATCCTGGTAACGATCATATGGTGGCATTGACTTTACGCAACAATGGTAAGTTAAGAGAGATCATTGATAAAGAACTTTGCTAACAACCCTTGTTTAAGATTTTGTCACCAACTCTTTAATTTTTCTGTTTTTGAATCATTGTAAAAAATAAAACGATTGTGTTTTTTATTTTTTGTTGAATCTGAAATTATAAAAGACTTGGTGACAAATTGGGAGCGTCTGATTAAAGGGTTTCATAAATCCTTTTCACATCCTCCATATTACGTATATTTGGTTCAATACGGATCTCTTTTACTTTTTTGTTTTGAAACACTTGATACATTATATGCGGGAAACAACTCATATTACCTATGTGATAATCGCAGTTTGCTAAGTATTTAAGTGTGTTGTAGTTGGCTTCTTCACTGTTCCCCAATACTTTATCGCGTATTATAACCGATACATCATTTTTCAAAAAAACCCGATTACAATCATAATCGTCGTAATCAAAGACCACATGCTTGTACTTTTTCATTTCTTGGGTTAAATTATTCATGTTGTAATGATCAGATAATATCACTACATCAACGTCAAAAATGTTCTGACGCTTAAACTCGCTGGTCAGTTTTGTAAGCAGCGAATCGAACGTATTTATGGTACGGGGATTTGCTCGTCCAGAAAATAATTGGTTTATATAATCGTCGCGGCGAAAATGCATAACAACCAATTTGTTTTCAGAAAAGGGAACATAATCCCATTCAGGTTGTGAAAACGGAACACGTATTTCTTTTACTATTTTTTGATCGTTTGTCCAGTTAAATAATTTACTTACAATCGGCCTGTTTTGAAAATTAATTATATAAGACCCAGCATTTACATACATTATTTTGTTTCTAGGGTAGTCATTGAAAAAATTCCTATCATACAATATTACTTCTACAAGAGTTTGAAACTGAATATTGATAATATCTTCTTTTTTAATGTTATCGTGTTTTTCTATGAACGCGAAACCAGGGAAATCATACATGGTTAAATATTTACCCGATCCATGACTCGAATTGTTGTAAGAATATGTTGCGTTGTTTATGGGTTTGAATTCTGTATTTGCGAAATTCAATAGTTTGTACAATCTTTCAAACCTTTGAATGAAATCACCTAACCCTATTGTCGCCATGGTCAAATATTTAATAGGTAAACTACTCACCGTATTCGGTACATTTTTAACTATATTGTTATTAATCATTTTTTTGTTGGTATTGTTGCTGTTTTTACTAGTAATACCTTTTTCGAGATATTCGTCTATCTCACTTTCATCAAGCAAGACATAGTCAAACGGAATATGTGTTCTTAACATGGCCTCGTAATTTTCTATTATTTTCATTATTTTGTCACCATTCTTTTCATGATAAGCTTTGAAAACCGATCTTAAATGTGGATTGTTGTGACCATGCTCCTTGAACATTTGATAAAATAATTCGCTACCGAAAACCTCCTTTAAATAGGCTGGATTGTGAAAGTTTGAAATGACGAAATTTTCCATGGTTACTTCTACATTTTCTATTTTCGGTTTCACTATGATTCCTAATATTTTTGTATTGGTGGGTATTTCTTTGGATATCATATAACACTCCTTATTCATTACACGAAAAAAGAGGTTTTCGGTAACCACACCACATATTTCTGGTTTGTGATAACACGTTATATGAAAGGCTTTTGTATTTTTTACAGTTTTGAATTTGTTATATATTTTTTTATCTAGTGTGAAGACATACAAATCCATTGAATTTATAAAATAAATATAACTTTACACAATATTTATATTTCCAGTTTTTTCCACGCTTGCAATGGCATTCTGAACATTCGCTCATTTCTGTATACTATTCCCTCTGATAGCAATCCAGCGGTCCACGCAAACTCACTTATACTGCATACCATGATAGGGGCTTTTACCAAACTTAAATGAGCGATTCTCCAGTCTCCTTCTAAACAAAAGTCCAAATTATTGTCCTTTAAATCCAATATTTCTTGAAAGTCTTGCTTTTTCCCTTGTGAAAATATGACAATCTTCTTATTGGAATCATATGTTTTCCTCAAAAAGTTTATTACCTTTACATAAAAATGGTTATCATCATACCGTTGTTTCCAATGTCGATACGGTGTTCCATCATTATTTTTCTTACCCCAAGCATCTATACATCCAACATCTCCGCGGCGAATGTGAATAGCAATGTCGCATTCTACTGGCTCTGGCTTCCACGTTGAATAATAGTGTTCGCGTATTTCTTTGATTACTTTTTCATTGAAGTAATTGTCTACATTATTTCCCTGTGCTTTATCACAATGTCGACTATATCTTATTTCTGGTTCACGTGAAATATCGTCGTCTTTATCCGATTTTAAACCACAAAAATCTGATGCTATTTCCGAATGCTTATCACCTTTAAATCTAGTGAATCTATATATACAATCATTGTACCTGGCTAAAGCAAAAGCAGACATTTGAGCAGAATATTGTGAACCAAAACGATCGTTCTTTCCAGATACCATTAATATTAATTTATTCGAATGTGTTATTTTATCACCAAACCACGCTTCACCGTCTACGAAGGTTGGTCTTTTCATTTCTTTTATATAAATTATAATACGAGTATTAAATTTTGAGTCCTTCCTATTGGTTCAAATATAAATTTAAAAATAAAAGATAGTTTATATTTGAAATTATGCGTATTCGTTATTATTGGATTAATTTAGACTCTGCAAAATCACGATACAACAACATGATTAGTGAATTCGAAAAAAATGGAATCACTAATCATACCAGGATCTCTGCTTACCCTAGTATTGGTGAAACTAAAAGATTAAAAGAAAATGCTTGCTGTCGATCGCATTTACAAGCTGTAATGCATTTTTTGCTCAATTCAAACGATCCGTATGCCTTAATATGCGAAGACGACCTCACATTCGAATTAAAACAGTATTGGAAAAAAAGCGTCGAAGAGGTCGTTAATGAAGCACCTAGTGATTGGGGAATCATTCAATTAGCCACGATTCTCCAGCGTATTGAAGAGAAAACCGGAAAATTGGATACGTATTTTAAATGGAGTGACCAACGTTCATCGTCCTGTTTGGCTTGGGTTATTCATCGTAAATGTGCCGTGGATTTACTAAATACATATTTAACTCACAAAAACATTTACGAATTTGCAACACCAGATTGTTGGAGTAGTGGGGTTTATATTCGCGTAGACAAGAATACTAAATACACCAGCTACACATACAAATATCCTATGTTTATCTATCCTGATGATAATGATTCGCAACTCGATAATAGTTTGTCGTTGCACGTAGCTTGTAAGAGAGAAGTTATTCAGTTTTTGAAAAAATCATTGGTAAAACAAATACCAACTCCAGTTCTGACTCAACAAGCAGAACACAATATTAACTCAAAAATATTAACCTCGATTCCACCAAAAAGTGGATTTGGTGCAAATTATCTTTGGAATTTGTGCTTTTTGATTCATTGTAGAACAACTGGTTCTATATATTATCATACGTCCATTGAAAACAGTATAATTTTAAACATTTGTTCATCAAAAAAACAAGATTGTTCACTCAAGCAAGAATATAAACAAATAGAATACAAACTAGATGAAAAAAAAAAATTAGACGAATTTACAGGATTCGCTTTACAGAACAACCTAAAAGATATCAATGTGAAAAATATAGAAAAAGACATGACAAATAAATTTAAATCATTCCAAAAAGAAGATGTTAGTTCCAAAATTTTAACAGAAATTCGAACACTATATTACCAAACCCCAAAACCAAAACCAATAGATTGTGATATTGCCGTTCATATTAGAAGAGGAGATGTGACAACAACCCAAAATCATCAAAGATTTTGTCCAATATCTTATTATGAAAACATGTTGGACTCTATCATAGAAACTCATTTTAAAAACAAATCACCGAAAATTGTGATTTTTTCATTGGGAGAAGAAACCGATTTTATAGAATTAAAAAAATATAATAATATCATTTTCATGCTAGAAACTAATCTAATGGAGGCATTTCATACAATGGTAACAGCACCACACTTTTTAATGGGATATAGTGCTTTATCATGTGCTGCTGCGTTGCTATCAGCTAATACGGTATATTATACACGAAGCGAAACCTGGATTAAGCAATGTATACCAAGATTAAATCATTGGATTGATTATACACAAATAGATATGATGAAAAAGGAACCAATCACAAATGAAATACAAACCACAAATGAAATACAAACCACAAATGAAATACAAACCACAAATGAAATACAAACCACAAATGAAATAGTATATACATATATAAATCATAGATTGGGATTCGGGGCACAGTATATAGGGTGCATATGTTGCTACATTTATTGTAGAAACAATAATCACTTGTACTATCATACAGATTTTAATGCTATCGACAAACGTATGAACCCCGAATTAAACAACATATCAAATAAAGCATATACAAATGAATTAAATAATTTAACAGGATTAACGGAATGTAACATTGATATAGATATCTCTAATCATGAAGTAGTCATAAATAGTTGGCAGTTATCCTTAGGTAAGTCTGACTACAAAGAAGAGTATTTAGATGATCTTAAAAAAATTTATTATAGTACACCAAAACCTCAACCAATAAAATGTGATATAGCAATACATATTAGGCGCGGAGACGTAGGAGAAGAAAAATCAAAACCCCGATTTCAAACAATTGCCTATTACAAAAAAATATTGGAATCAATTGTAAAAGAATTACCGCATAATAATCCTAAAATAATAGTTTTTTCACAAGGTACTGTTAGTGATTTTAGGGAACTACATTCATTTGAAAATATCGAGTTCTTTTTGAACACCGATATTAATGAAGCATTTCATAGTATGGTTTGTGCACCTATTTTTATAATGGGGTATAGCGCTTTATCTTGTTGTGCTGCTTTATTATCTGATAATAAAATATATTATACAAGATCTAGAGTATGGAAAACACAGTGTATATGTTGCTTGGATAAATGGATTAATATAAGTGATTAATTAATTCCTAGGTTGACGATCTTTGAATGTTTTTTTCCAATATGATAAATCCATCTTTTCTGTATTAAAAGTAGTTTTTAAGAATTCTTCATATTTTTTATTCAAAAAGTCCTCGGTGACACAGATGTAATCATCTACAAAAAGAATTGGTAACTCGTTAAAATAGTTCATATGATTGGATTTTTCTACGATTGGTATAACACCCAAATACAGACACTCCCACGTCCTATGACAGTCTACTCCTCCTCCAGGCGGAGATATTGCGAATTTGTAGGTTGATAGTTCTTGTATATATGTATTCCAACTTTTTTGTTGATTTTTAACAAAACCATTTTCTTTTAACTTTTTCATTGTCTCTCCTCTACGAGCTCTGATTGTAAAGTTTAGGTATAACAGGTTTATCTTTTCATTAGTAGAGTTTTCACGTATAATGTCAAATTTGGTTCTTCTCCAATGCACGCTTTCTAAACCGATCGGAAACCCAGATGTTTTAGATGATATGGTTGACATATTACACCCATACCATTTAATCAGTTGGGGATTCTCTAGTATTTTAATATGTTTTCCGGATTCTTTATCACCATAGTGTGTTATTAATGTGAACTTTTGTTTCAAATTTAAAACTATTTTTTCATAAAACATATCGAGATACTCTACCCTGGTGACAAAAACTACATCAGTGTCCCCTTCGGGTATTATAGGATTATTAAAATCCAATAAATTTGTGTTTTTTGTATATTTTTTCACATAAGTATTAAAATACTTTTCTTCGAAAAACATAAAACAATTTACTTCAGATGTTAGTGCATCTCCGCATATATATATATACATATATACACATATATATATATACACATATATTATGAGTGTTAAAATAAATTGGAAAGGTAAACTAGGTAATCACGCATTTCAATATTTTTCGGCATATATTTATTGCAAAAAACACAATTTAAAATTACTTACAAAACCCTCGAAAAACTTATTAAATATATTTGAAATAAATGATAATAATAATGAAATTAATGAAGATGAACAGTGCTTCTTAGACAATAAAGTACTGAATTTTAAAGATTATGATAATGATAATGAGATTATTTATTATGGTGATAAAAATTATATTTTCAATGATTATTTTCAAAATGCAGAATATATAAACAATAATAGCA